AATTTATATCTGTAACTGAATCTAACATATTTATCTTGCAAGAAATCTGGGTCACCAGGCCAATCAACTACATCAGAGCGGTCACTCATTGTAGAAGCTAAAAAAGTAACCTTATCACCTGTGCCTATTATTCCATTTGCAAATGGAACACCTAATGTTTCGTATAATGTTACATCATTACCAGTAACATCTACAACAATAGCAAAATCGCCTCCATTAATGTTATTTGAAACTAATTGCATACCTTTAGTTACGCCGGTTGCGTCTTCTAAAGACACTACATTGCCTACATTAGGCCCTGATGCAATCTTGTTTAGTTTGCGATACATCTCTATAGTTTCCAAAGGAGCATACTTTGCCACGGATATTTGCACCTCGTTTGTATAATATGCAGGGTCATTTATAGCAAATTCAACATTTATTTTCCTTGGCTGATTTCTATTATCAGTCCAAAATAATAAATTTTCTAATAAGTTTAATCCTGTTATACTAAATTCAGGATTAGTTGCAAAATTTAAAAATGTTCCAGAAACTAATACACTATAATTCAACGTGGTAAGATCATACATAGTGATCTTATTGGTATATCCGTCTGGCATTGGGTCCATTAGAACCTGAGATGGATCAAAATAATTCGTTAAAAATTGGTATATACGATTATTTCTTTCATCCATGAACGAGCCTATGCATTTCATAGTATCATCCTCTTCAATTGGGTATCCATTTGGAATGGCATTACCCCATACGGGCTGCACAGTACCAATATCACTACTTTCAGACTTGCCTACCTGTATATTTAAAGCATCTCTATATTCTCCGTTTGGAATAAGTCTATCATCAAGATCTTTATTCATCTTAGCCGATAGAAAACTATTTTTAACTTCTGCCATTTAATTAGTGTTTAATCCATTTAGACTGACCTCTTAATACCTGTGTTATTTCTTCTAACTTGATATTAGATAATCTTATTTTTGTATTTCTTAATTTCGCTCTTCTTTCTTGTTTTAATCTATTAACTAAATAGTCCGGCTGATTAGCTCTAGTAGAAATAATAGCATGCAATATGTGCGCATACATTGCTTCCTCTGCTAATTTAGGCACCTTTGTATCTAACTCATAAGCTAATCCATCAGATACGTATTCTAGTACGATAACCATACCAACTAGATCGCTTGAAAAAGATATTTTGTTCTCTCTTTCGTTTATTGTAAATGTACCATTAACATTAGCAAGCTGAGGATCAAGTCCATAGCGTTGCCCATAGTAACCGCCATATCCCCAGTTATATCCATACCAGCCATCATTATATCCTAACGTAGAAGCTATATTATTAGCACCTCCATTATTTCTAAATCTTTCTTCTGTTATAGATGTGCCTTCAATGTTATCATCAAAGTTACTTTGCATAGGAATACCAAAGTTATCTTGTACCGGTAATTCTGTTGGGTTTATAGTAAGTCTTGTTGGGTAGATAGGATGCTTATTTCCGCCTCTATCAATCCATGACATCTTAACGTAGTTTACATAGTCTTGTGGCAATGGTATACTCAAGTTATGAGGCACACCTAATTCCTGTGATTTGATACTTTTCAATGTATCATAACTAAACTCTTGTAATGCTCGCTTAGCATGGAATATAACATCTGTTCTTTTAACATCACTTATCAACTTGCCATTACCAACATACGCAACCATAAAGTTGTCTATAACGTCATTAAGCGCTATATAAGAATAACTACCGTAGTTCTCTTCTACAGTATTGCCATATGCATCTTTATTGCCGTATTGGCCTCCATTTTGCATTTTAAGCTGGCATACTAATATCTCGTCAAACAATATAGGGGTTACTAATGTTATAGTATTCCCTTCTAGCGTGTAGGGCAACGTGTACTCATTGTACGTAAGGCCATCAACACTATGGTATAATTTAAAATTATTTAAAGCATAGTTTACATCCGATGGATTATAACTACCTAAAATTAATTGTGTATCAAATGTAAATGTAAATATAGTGTCATCTACTCCAAGACCCGTAACTTGAAAGCCTTGAGAACCAGCATAGTATTGTCTATTAGTTTCGGTAATTAAACCTCCGTTTGGAAATGCCATAGTTTATTTAGCTTTTTTCGTTAATCTTTTCTAATTGAGCTTGTTGAGATGCCACTTGTATAATTTGTGGATCTTTAATAATTATCCCAGAATAAAGTAGTATCTGTGTTATAATATTAACTTGCTCGGTTGGGTGTAGTTCAAAATCTACAGACGATGCAGAATTATATATGTATTGTCCCGTGGTAGTTGATGGTATAAAGTTCCATCTTGGGTCTAGTGGTCTTCTTATATAAGAGGCCGTTACTTTATCAATTATGGTTTCTGGATACATGTATATCTTAAAATCCTTATAACGATATATTGGATACTCTTTTGTAGGCTCTGTAAGCTTAGATAATTTAATTTTTAATAACTCATTAGCTTGAACATATTGGGCCTCTCTATGATTGTTATATATGACCGTGCCAAGTTTATAAAAGTTGAATGGGAATACCTGGACTATTATTGATTGTCCGCCTGTTGGTAATGTAGATAAAGACAAAGTGGTTCCCACAATGCTCCATGTTCCAGAGCTTTGAACTGATCCGTCAATAAAAACCACCGCTGATCCTGAGTCTAATAATGTAGGGTCTATTTGCGTTAAAGTATATTGCGTTATATTAGTTATAGCCGTTATAGATTCCACAACAGAGGATGTACTAACATTTGGTGCATTAAAATATGGGCCAATATAATCACATTCCCCAAGCTCTTCAAATATAGCTATTTTTTCTTGTAAATTTTTTTGACGATCAGAATACTCATTATCATTGTCAGGTACTCTTAGTTGCTGATTAAGATCCTCAAAGTAAGCATTGAATATATCTAACTGTACTTGCGCTGCGGTCCTATTAAACTCATCTGGAGTCATATAACCACGATTCTCTTTATTAAGTATTAACAATACTGTTTTATATACTGTATCAATATTTACTGCCATATCATATGCTATTATAATATTAAGCGGTCACAATATGCAACCGCTTAGTATTAATTATTACGTATTATTATATTTTTTTCTCTATCGAGCGATAAATCTCTACGCCTTCATCGGTCTTGAAAAATGCTGCCATAGCTGAATATGGGTTCTCATCAAAAGGAACTGTCATAAGCTTTCTATCATTACTTCCCCAATGGAATGTTCTTTGATCTTGTGACAATCTAATTACCCCTTCTTCTGTAGCTTTGATAGCAAAGTTTCTTAACCCAACGTTCTCATCATTTGCAAGTTCAATAAACAAATGAGGATTCTTTTTAGCAAATAGCATTAGATCACGCTTAAGTTCTTTAGAGCTCATCTTACTAACTTTAGATCCCAATTCAACACGTAGTATTGCTTCTGCTTGATCAACGTCCATTCCTTTAGCTGCTATTAAAGCATCTAACTCCATTTCCATTTCTTCAAGGTCATCAATTGCATCGGCTTGTTCATCCAATTCTCTGTATATTTTATTTAGACTTGGATGGTACAGAGATAGTAATTTCTGTAAGTTTTGTCTTTCTTTAGGAACAAATAAAGTTCCATCTTTAAACATTATGTGGCCTAATGTAGCCTCACCTTTTTGCTCTTTTACAAATGGTGAATTTTGATTAGTGGCATAACGTAATTCTTTTTGTTCATCAATTTCTTTGTCAAACCATAATAATGGACTATGTGATGTGTGCTTTGATTTCATCATATATGTTAACGGAGCTGGCCCTGTTAAATAATAATTTCGATCTTTTACCTCCCACTTATTTACAGTCTTCTCTTTTACTTTTGGTTTTTCAATTATTGGTTCATCAATTGTTTCTTCTACCTCTGTTTCAAAATCATTTAGAGGTTCAATGTATTCTTTTTTAACAGCTACCGTTCTAGCTATTGGTTTTTTAGCTTGTGCCATGATATAATATGATTTAATAGATTAATTAATTAAGTAGTAAAAACTACCCCCGTAAATTCAACGAGGGTAATTTCTACATTTTTTGTTATCCTGGATTTGTTGTAGTAGTAAATAATACAAAATTATTTGCTCCTTGAACACATAAACATCTTTCTGATAAGAAGTGAACTTCCATAGCGTCCAATGCAGAAGTTTGAGCTCCAACAGATCCTGTGATCCAATGCTTCATTCTTCTATCATCATGCTGAGAAGCACGGTATCTTACGTGTAAGAATGGTCTACGGATATTAGTTCCTAAGATTTCATCATATACTGTAGAAGTTCCAGCTGGAACTAATAGACCAGATATAGAACTATTAGCCAATGCTCCACGAGTGGATGCGTCATTTAAATATTTCCAATCAGTTTTGTAGAAATCATAAGATCCTCTTCTAAATCCAGAGAATCCAAGATTCAATGCCATTGATTCTGAATTTTCAAATAAGCCATAAGATGTACCACCTGCTCCGTAAGAGTTCATAGATGCTAACATATCGTCAATCAATAAAGACATTTGACGGTTGTTAAATATCATGTTTTCTTCAATCGCACCTTGAGTATCTAGGTTCTTTAAAATAGTATCAAAGTCAGTTAAACTACCAGAAAAATCAGCAACTATGTTACCTCTTTCTTTAACAGCAGCAAATAAACCTTGAGTACCTTTTATACTTAAACTTGTCAATGCACTATTAGTAGCAAGTTCGCCTTCTACAACAGCCATTTCTAGATAATCTTCAAAACGTAAACGTGTTTCAGACTCTGCTTTAAGGAACCATAAAAATCCATCAGCGCCTTCTTCAGTTGTAATTTCCACCCATCCAATTTGAGCTGTATCCGAACCGTTAACAACGTATCTAGATTTAATTATAATAGGTGAATTACTATATTGAGTAAATGCCGGTTGAACAGAGCCCAATGTATCATCCGTTGTTCCTTTTTTGAATTCAGAACCATATACGAATATTTTAAGATCTGTTGTGTCAATACCAGTCCATGCGGCCGTAAGATATGGAATAGCCGTTACAGTTAATCCACTTACCGCACTTACATATGCTTTAGCTTCTTGTCCGTCATTATCAATAACCACAATTGTTTGACCAACTGATATTACATTTTCAACCCCGGTAGTCGTAGGTATTGTTAAAACATTAGTTGCTCTAGTAACGTCTGTATAAGCAATGTGTAAACGGTTTTGTTCTGACCAAACAACTTGATCTGAAGTCATAGGCATCTCTGCACCTACCATTCTTAAAAATCCAGATAACGTTCTGTTTCCATAACGCTCTACTTCTTGCTCATAAATCTCTGGCAAATATTGTTGAGAGAAGTTTTTTCCACTGCCATCAGTGAAATTTAAATAGTTTGATTCTAATGTTTGTGGCTTCTGAGAAGGCACAATAGACCCGAAAAACGGATCCGGTGTAAATGTTGACATAATTTTTTAGTTTAAGTTATTTTTTTAATTCTTAATTTGTTAGAATCCATACCATTAATTGCTTTGATTTTTATGCCATTTACAAATAGACTCTCAGGTGCACTGGTTCTTGGCTCGGTGCTAACATTGTTAGACTTAGCCATTATTTCCTTAACTGCATCTGCTTTGCCTTGTTCATAAATTTGTTTCATAATTGTCTCAGAATTATCGGCAACGTACATAGCTTTATGATACCCTTTAACATCTATAACTTCACCCTCATCGTTTAAGAACTTCTTAACTAGGTTTGAAATATCTGATTGTTTATCAATAACTGCATTGGTATTCGGTATGTTATACCTTAATGTTTTTTCCCCTAAATTAAAATCAAAACCTTTGAAATCATTAGTGAATAAACTCTTGGTATCTTCTTTGAATTTACCATGCAATAGCTCTGAACGCTTTTCGTTCTGTTTGTAGCGATTGAAAAAGTCATTAGCTTCTTGTTGTTCTCTGTTAACTGATGGTCTCAACTTGATCTCATCATAATACTTTGATTTAACATCCTCTAAGAATCTTTTTGCTTTTACAACCTCTTCTTTAAATTCGAGTCTTTTTTTCTTGATGTCTCGATCATCATCTTCTTCTTCGTCGTAACTAAATTTTTCTTCCATGAGAAACTGTATCTCATCGTCATCTAAATGTGGTCTTGACTTTCTATAGTATTCTTTTATTAGTGTTTCACTTTTTATATTCGAGTAATCTACATTCAACCTCGAATAATCATCTATTGTACCACCGGTCTCTTTCATAAAAGCAATAAGCTTCTCTATGTTTTCCGGTAAAGGTTCGCCCGATGTTTTTGCTTCTGTAATAATTTCATTTAATTCAGCTACCGTTTCAACTGCTGTTGGCGGCGCTGCAACCATTTCAATTATTTCTTTTTCTTTGTTTTCGGTAACGACTTCAGCGACTTGGTTTCCTTGGACCACTTCTTGCAATCCCACTTCGGACTGCTGATTGCCCAACACGCTTTCATTTGTGCTTTGCTCTTGAATGGCATCTTGTTCTTTTTTAGCTTTTAAATTTACTTTTGTTACTTCGTTAGTCTTACCTAACTTCCTCGGAGTTTTAATTTTGAACTCCCCTTCTTGTTTAATTTCTGACATGATATAATATTATAAAATTGTTAATGTAATCTATTCTCCAAATAAATCAAATCCTAACCCATTCATTACATCACTACCTGACGATTCAAAATCTTTTGGCATTGATTGGTTTTGTCTTTGATCTATTAATTCACTCTGTTGAGTACCCTGCATTTTTATTCTTTTATCTTTGCGATCCTCAATCTCTTTAATTTTGTCTTGCTGTTGTGATAAATTCATTTGAGCAAGCTTAACACTATAATTAAACTCTTCCGCCATTAATATTCTTTTAAGTTCCATCTCTGATTGCATTCTTTGGATCTCAAATTGTGATTTAGCTTGTTCTATTTGTATTTGTGTTTGGGCTAACGCTTCTTGTTTTTGCACCTCAGCCATTGCTGATCTCTCAGCTAAGTCTCCATTTGCTTGCGCTTGTGCTTGAATATTTTGTTGTTGTTGTTGTTGCTCTCTAGCTATTTTTTTCTTTCTCTTGTACTTAAGCGATTGATTAGCAAGCTTTAAATTTCTTATTTGTCTAATGTCAATTGCATCCTCTAAGTCTATACCACCTGATTGCAATGCCACTTGTATGTTCTGTTCAAGTTGTGCTTTTTCTTCCTCATCTGGTTCTAATTCTAAATATATACCAAAGTCATGAAGATTTAAATTAGATATTTCTCTTAGTGTTTGTACATTAAATGTAGATATACCCTCTGTTAAACTATTTGCCGTTAATGGATAGTTTAATGATTCTGCTGCTTTTAACGATATGTTTTCGCATAGCCTTAATGTTAAGTACAAACTTGATTGTACAATGTGCCTTGTAGCCGTATTAGAATTTGCTGCCGCTAGTTTTTGTAAACCAACTAAAGCATTAGGATCAGGCGTGCTTCCATCTCTTGCTTCATTTAATCCAGTAACATCACGTATCATTTGTAAATAATACTGATATGTGGCTATAAGAGATTGTATCTTAGCATTGCCATTAGATGATTGTAACTCCTGTATTGGCATTCTAGCTCCGTTCTGGCCACCATCTTGATTCATTGATCTACCAACTATACTACCTGTTTGGAAATACATACTAAGCGCCTCCGCCGCGTTATAATTTGTGCCATTGCCAAGATCTACTTCTGCTAAGCTATCAACATCTACGAATACTCCATCAGGTACAATCTTAGATAATACTTGCTGTAGTTTTAAGTGCGTTAATTGAATCATATCAGCAAAGCTCATGCACCTGCTTACAAGAGATTCTATTCGGCCTCTATACATTCTAGGAGCGCATATAGCATAGTTCATTTCAACCTTTGTTGTGTCGGCAAATGGGCGCGTCATAAACTCACTCATTTCCCATTTTAACATTTTGTTCTTGCCTAATAACTTTACGCCAGAATATAATACCTCTATTGATCTAGAGACTCTTTTAAATGTGTCATTCTCAGGCGGATTAAATCCATCATCTTTTTCTATAGCTTTTTCTAATCCTGAATCAGTTTGTTTAATTTTAAATACTTGATCCATAAAGGTTTTGTATTCAAAATATAACACCTGTACATTGCTTGAGTCGTAACTTTGTGCATAATAAGTATTCCTATAATTGCTATCTCCTGGAAATTTTTCAATCTCTAAAAGATCTTCCTCTGTTAAACTTGGAAATTGCTTTCTAAGTTCTTCAAAACTAATAGTTTTAACCTCTCCTACATAATATATGTCTTCAAAGTTAGGATCTTCTGTGTATGAGTACACTAAATTAGCAGGATCAACATACTCTAACTTAATGCCTTCTGCTTTATTCCAACTTGTTTTAGCTGCTCCTATACCCAATACAGTTAAATCGTAATTTATCTTTCTATTGAGTAATTCGTATTTGTTCCTAGCTAATGTATTATTTATAACTTCTTCAGCGGCTTCTTCAACAGCTTCTTTATATGTTAACTGTAAACGCAACGATAATTCATCAGTGTCTTCTGGCAAATCATCTGGATTTGGAGAATTAAATAGATCTGCACCTAAATTATTCTTTATATCCATAAGCATATCCTTTGCCATCATATCCCTTAATATGCCTGAAGCATAATCCGTTTTTTTCTTTACCGAAACAGGATCTTGAGCGTATGCTTTTATTTCGTAGCTTTTACTTGATATTCCATTTACAACAATATCAACAAACTTTGGTAATACAGGTATTGGTTTCCAATCTAAATTTAAATAAGACAAATCACCATTAACAGATAATTCATCTTTGTATTTCTGCACAGGTTGTTCTCCTCTAGCATATAACCTTAGTAGGTGGAATTGATTCCAATTAGCACTCCATCTATCACCACCAACTCCTCCATTGCGATTGCCTCTAAACCATTCATTCTCAATTGCTTTAGCAACAGATGTTCCGTACTCCAAACTGTTCTTAACAGAAGTAGGTACTACTTGACTAGGGAATGTGCTATTATTATTTGTATAAATCATTTATCTTATTATTTGCGAGCTATGACCTGTGTTATTAAATTTTTTAAAGTTTAACGGCACCACTTGTTTCTGTAATGGATTTGAAGGATAGTATAAATGTCTGTTACATGCCATTATAGCTAATCCCGAACTTATTGAGGCATCATGCTTGGTTCTATTGTTTATATTAAATCTAGCCCAATCCTCTAATGTTCTTTGAAAATACATATCACCATACCCGTGTTCCTTTAATCCAACGTAACTTTCTATGTATGTTTCAATTGCAGCCGCGTGGGCTTGCATTATATCTTGCGATGAGTTAGGTATTCCACCAACCTCACGTTCAAATGGTGATAACTTATTATAAACCTTATCTGGTCTGTTAATAGAGTAGCCTCTGTATCCCCTTCTTTTTATATGATATAATAATCTTGGTTTATTATTCTCTGCTAATATAGGCATTCCGTAAAATACCATTGCCATAAGAACCTCCTCAAAGAATATCTCAGATGTTTGTGGTCTAGCTATATATTCTAAAAAGAATCTATTAGGTGGTACATCTTCCATTGAAAACTTAGTTAACCCTGATAAGGACCCGTTAGACGCTCTTACATCTACTGTTCCGGATATATCATAACTATCACACCCAAATGCACCACAATGTTCGTTGCCGGGATATTTAAGCCCATCCTTTACTATTACGTGGTTTTGCAAATGTTTAGGTGGTATCCATGAAACTAAGAACCTACCGTCTTTGTTAGGGTGGAATATAACCCTAGAATCTAGTATACCGTTTTCCCATTGAAAACTACCCTTTGTTAATATGTTTGTATTTCTTAAATCCTCGTTATAATCTATCTGTTCGTATATCTTTGTAAGATTAAACAACGATTGTTTTGTTTCGTCTCTAAATGCATGTTGCTCCGTTTTAGGGAACTGTCGGTAGTATTCGTTTAATCCATCGGGATCATTTTTTAAACCATCGACTTCATTCTGCCAGTGCTCTAGTACTCCATAATCTATAAGATTACCATCAACGCCTTTTACCGGTTTTTCTGGAGTGTCGAAGACAGGTATGCCATAAGTATCAATGAATCCCTCGTACGACCATTCCATAGGTATGAACAAACTATATAATCCTGAGCTAGTCTGTCCATTGCGGTTTCTTTTCTTAACATCTGAATCATAGAAGAGTCTTTTAAAATTCTCACCCCCTTTATCAAGGGCATTTGATGTTGAACCCATCATACACTTACCTATAACCTTACTACCTAACCTTAATGTTGTTTTAGTAACCCTCCAGTTATTTAATATATTATCTGGACGTTCCCATTTACCACTCTCGTCATGAACTAGTAATCTTAACTTTTCACCATCATAAGAGTTGTCTCCTGTATT